CACAGGGATCAAAAAGCTGCTCGGCCGTTAGGCTCCGCAGTCCTTCAACCCACCAGTTTGCTCTTAGGAGTTCTTTATGTCTGCACAAGCAAATATCACCGTCTTTGACGGCGCTACAACCCCCGTGTCGCACATTCTTGTCGCCTCTGGCGTCAAGGTCCTCGCCGACGGTACCCAACTCGCACTTTACCGCGAGATGCTACCGGGTCTGCCGACGAAGGCTCAAGTGCGTGTCGAAGCTCGCCAACGCGAGTTCCCGACTGGTGTTGTGGAAACTCGTTTCGACGTGTTTGTCCCCGTTATGGAATCCATCTCGGGTCAGAACGCCTCTGGTTACACCGCCGCGCCCAAGGTCGCTTACGAGGATCGCTATGCGATTGTGCAATACGCACACCCTCGTTCTACGATTGCAACCCGTCGCCTCGCCAAACAGATCGGTCTCAACCTCGGTAACAATGTTACCACCTCGGTTGCTGCTGTCTCTGCTGGCATCGTCGACGAAGCCGCAGTCGGCCTGGTTTTCCCAAGCTAACCTTTTAGGAGTTTGCCATGTCCCATTCTTTGGGCGAAGCATTACCTGCTTTGCAGGTTGCATCTTACGATGCAAAACTCACTACGGATCTGACAAATGAACTATTGTCCATCCATGCGCGTAAACTGCTTGATCGGCTTTCGGAAGAAGGCTTTCAAGCAGGCGGGCTCTACATCGCTGATTGTATTACTAGCGGTGATCTTCTTGGTCTGTGTAACTATGATCCTGATGTTCTGGATCTCGGTGCCACGGACCAGTCCATCCTGCGACAAGTCCTCGCTTATTTCTCAAAGCGAGACGACATCGATCTCGGGGTGGACCGTGAAGCAGCCGCGAGGGATAAATTCCTCGCAGCTGAAAGAGCTTGCGCCGTAACCAACGGCCGCTTTCGCGACCTCGCTTTCGGTAATGGAACAGTGTTCCATCCGTTCGTCCACGCCGTGCTTCACGGCGCGATTCGGAAAATTGCGAGGCTGCTAGGCGAGTGTCCATCACTGGACACACTCCGACCCAGACTAGGGCCCGGGGCGACCACGCGTACGCCAAAAAAGAATGCCTGCGCCACCATAAAGATGGCAAGTAGGCCTGCTTGTAGTGCGAATTTCAGTGATCCTGTTGAGGGCCTTTCAACCCTTAATGTTGGACCAGACGATGTTAACGTTATCGATCTCTCGATCGACGACGCCAGACTCGCATTCGTACCCAAAAATTTCAAGACCAAGCGTGCGATTTGCACGGAACCGTCCTTAAACGGGATGTTTCAACTTGGTCTTGGCGATTACATGTCCCAACGTCTTTTGAAAGTTGGGATCGACCTGAAGGACCAGAGCGCTAACCAGCGTGCGGCCCTTTATGGATCGATTTCGGGTGCTTCAGCAACACTCGACTTGTCGTCGGCGTCTGACACTGTATCTATCGAGCTGGTACGGCACTTGCTGCCGCCAGATTGGTTTGACCTCCTGATGCGGCTGCGAAGCCGTAGTATGAGGGATAAGA